GTTCCAATCCACCTAGGAGCAAATGTACCTAGGAAAGCCACCTCACATCACGTGAGGTGTCCCTGAGAGTTGAGTCAACTCCAGGGTACCCAGCCTGTGTTGTAGCCAGTCACGCCGTTGCGAGGGATAACTCCCCCGCTAGGACCTAACTGAATGCCATACAAGGCTACAGCGAACTGTACGTCAGGGTCGAACACCCGAAAAGGTACCTCACGGTAGCTTACGGGCTTGTAGACTCTGACGTATCTGATGCTGCTACGGGTTTTGGTTTCCCAAAACTCGATGTCGTCGTGGACGCAGATGTCGCCGAGGCCTTGAGGGCCTCGACAACGCCGGATGTGCTGTGGAATTGAATCCAAAGCATTAAACCAGCTGCGCTTAAGACGATCCCAACGATGACTATAGCGATGGCCTGAGTCAGCCATACGCCTAATCCCGTTAGCCATACTGATAAAGTGTTGCGGTTCATTGACTTCTTTCTTAAGGAAAAAGGGACGGACGTCCCTCCCTGAGAAATAGTCACCGCCACAGCTCTCTCTGAACGGTCCCTCAGTAAACGTCTTATCAACGTTTATAGAGAAGCCGAAGTAGGTGAGGGCAGCAATAACTTCTTTCGAGTATTTGGTCGGGACGATTAGATCATCACCAAACGCATAGACGTTGATGCCGGGCTTAGGGTTTCCCCCAGCCATGGTTATCGCAGTCATGCAAACCGCCATAAAAAGGACAGTTTCTAACTCAAAAGTAAAACCGTTTCCCGTACTGCTGAATTTCTCCAACAGCACAACCTTATCCACACCATCTTGGTTGATGGTAGTGAACGGAGATCGTAGGCAATCTAGTACTTCGTACCAGCGCCGCGGGAGGCAAAGCTCGACAAAGGCTTTGCTAACGGTGTCGCTCGCTTGCGATAAGTCGATCGTAGCAAAAGCACCAGTAATACTGGCTTCACGGGCGACCCGCCTGTGAATTGCTTGGCTATGTTCGAGGTCTACACGATGTGCAGTCCTCTTTTTCAGAGCTTCCCTTAAGGCCTTACCATAGGCCAGCTGGTAGAAGAGGTTGAGACTGGGTTCGATGGAGATTCCACGATCAGTCTTACCATCCTTCGGTACCGTTGTAAAGCGGTTACCTCTCTGAAACGAGATCGAATCGCCACGATTAGCAGCAGCCGTGCACCATGAGGTAGAACCCCATGGTACAAGAAACGGCCACGCATCGTGTGTCAGTTCGGGACGCGTTTGCATCTTATCGGGAAGGGTGGTTAAACCCCCCCTGTCGCTGAACGTCGCTCCAGGCCCAAACTTCCCTTCCGGGTTGATTGGAGGCCTTTCACCAATAAGCTCCATTACTTTTGACCTTAATACCTTGATAAAAGGTAGTAAAGCTTCATCTTCAGGGCAGAATGTGCCATGGATGAAGGGTAATAGCCGTTGGTTAGTGCGATAACAGATACTCTCCGCTTTCCAAAAATTCGAGCGTGCTTTCGCAGCCTTATCAATGGTTGTAGGGAGAACCTCATACTTCTTTAGAAAGGAAATAGAGGCAACGTCACTGAAGTAAGCTTCAGCGTCATTATAGCTGTTAGGCGAGACTGTCACATTGACAAGCTCGTCCCACTGTTCCTTAGCGATGAGTTCTTTGAACTCTAAGCCGCGGGACCCAGCGAGGCCGTCGCAGATTGCGAGGGCCACCTTCTTCACGTCACGTGAAAGGAGGTTTGATGGCATCAGATTCCCCTTAAATTATTGAGGGGCGAAACCGTCTTTGATACACTGTTTGAACAGTGCAGCGCCGACAAGATTCGAAGTCTGAGAAGCGAATTCATTCAGATCAGTGACCGTCATTCCTTGCGGAACGACAACCTCAAATTTGAACAAACCCACATTCACACGACGGTTGATGCCATCCGAACCTGTAGCGTACTGCTTCCAATCGATCGAACCTTCGATGCGACGGACAGAGCCATCCCCATTAGGGCGGCTCGTCATCTTCATCTCGGGCATGAACGAGGCAGCAGGACCCACTGACAGGTTGCGCCAGATGGCGGGCGACTTATCACCTCCGCTTGCTTGGACGGCTGTCCAAATTTGGTCGGTGGTGCCGTCATTTTTCTTGACGGTAATATTGGCCATAGTAGGCATATTTATCTCTTTCTAACGAAAGGGTTAACCACTAGAGAGGATTCTTTAGTGGGCACGCAGAAATTGCGTTAACAAAGACACGGCTGTCAAACCGCGGGTGACACTAGGCCATTTTACTGGCTTAAACGTAAACTTGGGTGTAGAGACTCCGAGAGTGCGCCGGACACAAACACTGTACCTATTATAAACAGGCTGTGTTATGAACGGTGCACTTCCATAATTCGGAACCCCTCCATTCCAGTACGTAATGTCTTGATACTGCGCGAAAACAGTGGTGTACGCATTTTCATACGCAAAACCAGCCGAATCGGTATAGGCAGACAAAACCTGACCGACGTTGGCGAACCAATCAACAACAAAGCTGAAAGGAACTAACTCCCACGCAATAACAGCTGGGTTGACGAAACCCATCTGATTTAGCCTTGCGATATTAGGATCCGTAATCTTCACGTTGGCGCTTATGCGGACGGTGGCTTTAGGCCAGTATCCAACAGTAACGCCAGACCATTTAGGTACGGTTGGGACAGCAGGTGGACTTTGGGTCTCACTAGCTGATGCTACGACGCGACGGACTAAGTCCTTAAACGGCGTATCATGTATCAGTTCAACTGAATCTCCTATATCCTTGACAAGAGGCTCCCACCCGAAGTGAAATTCGAGGTAGTTATCTCCGAAGGCCTTCGCACGCTTCTTCAACACCACTTCCCGGTCCGGGAAGGTGAGTTTAGT